GGAAAACCTGTAGTACTAGTGTATATTTTAAAGTTATTTAAAGAGTAGTCTGCAATCGCTGGATCATAGCTACCAAAAACTAAATCAGTATCAAAAGTTGTTGTAATAGTAAGAGCATTACCAGTACCTCTAAAGCCTTGTGCGCCTTGATAATATTGTTGATTAGTTTCTGTTATTAATGCCATTTTTTATTAAGATTTTATGTTTTGTTCTGTCTCTTGAGCTTCTGCAGCGGCTGACTGTATTATTGTTGGATCGTTTATTATTAATCCACAGTATTTTAATATACCTATTATTAAGTTTGTTTGCTCTGATATATCTAATTCAAAGTTTACTGATGTGTTAGAGTATATGTATTGACCTAGGTTACCAGTAGTAAACTTCCACTCTGGTGCTACTGGTGTAAACAAAGCGTTTACGCTTAAAACGTTTGGCTGAGGACTAACTTTTATAAGTACAGAATTATTTGGCCCTGTGCCTGTCGTGCATAAAGGATATTGCATAGTTGGAGCTGTCAACGTAGATCTTGTGATCTTAGAAAAGTCACTTTGACTAGCTAGCTCAGTAATAGAATCATACTGAGGATTTGTTGTATTGTATGTAGATATTATTTCGCCTAACTTAAATATAGTTCCAGCGCCTGTGTATTCCCAACCTAGGATACCAGCACCTGCGTTATAAGTAAACAAAGCTGTTTTTTCAAAAGGATATAGTTTATAAGCAGTGTCTTTAAACATGTTAAAAAACTCTGTATCATTTTGTTGATTATTTTGATTAAACCTATTTAGTTGGTTACCATCTGGAAAATATGATTGAAAAATCTCATCTTGAACTAAAGCAGCTAAGCTATTAAACTCCGCTGGAGTTACATAACCTCTTTGTTCTTTGTTTAATATGTACAAGACTGTTGTATATACTGTATTTATATTTACCATTTATATTTATTTTAATATACTAAAAAGGCGGCCGTAACCGCCTATATATAGTATCACTTGTTTTTATAGCTTTTTATCTATAGATTTGTAAATTTCAACACCTTCATCCGTTTTTAAAAACGCAGCAAATGCTGAATAAGGGTTTTCATCAAACGGAACATTCATTAACTTTCTGTTATTTGTTCCCCATGTGAAAGTTCTTTGATCTCCAGATAATTTTATTATTCCAGCTTCACGAGCTTTTATTGCAAAATTTCTAAGCTGTACGTTTTCATCATTAGCTAAGCTAATAAACATAGAAGCGTTTTCTTTTGCAAACAATAATAAATCTCTTTTAATTTCTTTAGAACTCATACTATTTACTTCAGAACCTTTTTCTACTCTTAATATAGCCTCAGCATGATCAATATCTATCGAACGCGCAGCATTCATAGCATCAATCTGTAAATCTAAATCTTCTAATTCATCTATAGCTTCTTCAACAGCGCTATACTCTTCGTATATTCTATTTCTTAAAGGGTGATATAATGAAAGTAGTTTTTGCAGGTTTTGCATATTTTTAGGAACTCTTAAAAATCCATCTCTAAAAATAATATGACCCATCGTGCATTCACCTTTTTGTTCATCTACAAGAGGTGAATCTTGATTTGTAGCATATTTTAATTCTCTTTGCTTACCTGTACTTTCATCAAAGTATAACAAAGCGTGTTTTTTAGTATGCTTACCGGGTATTGTTAAAGTTAAAGGAGATTTGTTTCCTTTTAAATAATAAATTCTATCTTTTATTTCCCAGCTTAGTTTAGCTGGTGGTGCTACTTTTGTAGNTACCGGTTGAGGTGCAACCTCAATAGTTTCTGCTTTAGCTTTTTTAGCCATAATATAATATAATTAAATAGTTTATAAAAGTAATAATTACCCCCGTCAATACAACGAGGGTAAGAATTACATTTGTTGAATCAATTAGATTCCTTGGAATAATACAAAGTTGTTAGCAGCTTGCGTTACTAAACATCTTTCTGATAGGAAGTTAACTTGCATTGCATCAAGCGTAGAAGTCATTGCTCCACCAGCACCACCAGTTAACCATGATTTCATTCTTCTGTCGTCACCTTGAGAAGCTCTATATCTTACGTGTAAGAAAGGTCTTCTAATGTTAGTACCTAAGATTTGATCATAAACTGTAGATGTTCCAGCAGGAACTAATACACCTTCGATTGAATTAACACCAACGATAGCGCCTCTTGTAGAAGCATCGTTTAAGTATTTCCAGTCAGTTTTGTAGAAGTCATAAGAACCTCTTCTAAAACCAGAGAAACCTAAGTTAAGTGCCATTTCTTCTGAATTTTCGAATAAACCGAAAGCAGTACCACCAGCAAATCCGCCAGAGATAGAAGCTAACATATCGTCAAAATCAAGAGATGTTTGTCTCTGTAAGAATAACATGTTTTCTTCAATAGCTCCTTGAGTATCTAGGTTTTTAAGTATTGCATCAAAGTTATCAAGTCCAGCAGCAGCAGTAAATCCTACTTCTACGTTTCCTCTTGCTCTAATAGCAGCAAATAAACCTTGTGTACCTGGTAAGTTAGCTTGTACGTAGTTTGCAGCAGCAGCAGCGTTTACGTTTAATTCACCTTCAACCATTGCCATTTCTAAGTAATCTTCGAAACGTAATCTAGTTTCAGATTCAGCTTTTAAATACCAAAGGTATCCAGAAGCACCATCTTCAGTAGCAACTTCAACCCAACCTATTTGAGCCATATCAGATCCAGTAACTACGTACTGATCTCTAATAATAACTGGTGAGTTAGAAAATTGCGTGAAAGAAGGATCAACAGATACTCTAGCAGCAGAGTTTCCTACTCCTGCACCAATAGTTGTTCCTTTAGTGTAATCAGAACCGTATACAAATACTTTAACTCCAGTAGCACCAATTCCTTGAGCGGCAAAAGTAGCATTAGCGAAAGGTTGTACTACAAAAAGACCACCACCAGCTATAGGGCCAGGTGTTGAAGATATTACAATACCTTTAGCTTCAGCTCCAGAAACTGGATCTAAAAGAACTACCGTATCGTTCACAGACACAACAACTGATACCCCAACAACCGTAGGTGTTACTGTTGCAGCGTTATTAGCACCTGTAGCGACTACAGTACATGCGTCGTAAGATATATGTAGTCTGTTTTGTTCTGACCAAATTACTTGATCACTTGTCATTGGCATTTCAGCGCCAACCATTCTTAAAAAGCCAGATAACGTTCTGTTTCCATAACGCTCTACTTCTTGTTCGTAAATTTCTGGTAAATATTGTTGCGCAAAGTCATTTGCCCCACCATTAAATGCTAAATAAGCAGAAGGAGATGGAGTCTGAATCGGACTTGGTACAATAGAACCAAATTGTGGAGATAAACTCATAATTGTTTAATTTTTAATTGTTAAATTTTTTTGTTTTAATTTTCAGTTTTGAAGAATCAGCACCAGAAATTGCTTTAACCTTTAATCCATTTATAAAAACTTCACCTTGTTGTGATCTAGCTTTTATAGGTGATAAGTTTTTAGACTTATTCACCACGTCTTTAACTGCATCAGCTTTTCCTTGCTCATAAAAATGAGTTGCGATCCTATCGACATTGTCAGCAGCATATATAGCTTTGTGATAACCAGCCGCGTCATTAACATTACCATCTTTGTCTAAGAACTTCTTAACCAGGTTGTTAATATTTGATTGGTTTTCAGCAACCTTATCTACATCTTTTATATTATACTTAAATCTTTTTTCACCAACTTTGATATCGAAACCTTCGAAATCTTGATTAAAAAGTTCTTTAGTATTTTTTTGAAATACATCATGTTGTTGCTCAGCTTGTTTCTGCTGTTCATTGTAGCGATTGAAAAAGTCCATAGCTTTTTGTTGGTCCTGAGTTACGCCGGGTCTCAACTTGATTTCGTCGTAATATTTCTTTTTCGTTTCCTCTAAAAAGTTTTTTGCTTTTGCAATCTCTTCTTTTTTAGCGAGTTTTTTCTTTTTGACGTCACGCTCTTCGTCAAGATCTGTATCATAATCGAAGTTGTCTTCCATTATAAAATCTATTTCTTCAGAATCTAAATGTGGTTTAGTTTTTCTGTAGTATTCTTTTAATAAAGCTGTATCATCTATATTACTATAATCAGCATTTAATCTTGTATAATCTTCTATAGTTCCACCAGTTTCTTCCATAAAAGTAACTAGCTTTTCAATATTTTCAGGTAAAGCTTTGCCTAATACTTTTTCATCTCTTATAGCTTCTTTAGCTTCTTTTGTTACTTTTTTTACTTCTTCTTCAGTTACTTCTTTGATTGGAGAAAACCCTTCAACATTCTCGTTGGACTCTTGTATAGGTTCTCCCACCTCTGCGCTATCTCCGGATGGTTCTTCCACAGGTACTTCCTTTGCTTCTCCGATTTGAATGGCATCTGTTTCTTTTTTAACTGGTTCGTTAGGTATTGTAACCTTAATAACATCATTTGGTATTTCTACTAATGGTTCTTTAAGATTAACTTTTTTAATTTCTTGTTTTTTGTTACCTAATTGTTTAGGTTTTGTAGGTTTAGACTTTATTTTAAAGTCACCTTCCTGTTTAACAGGTTCATTTGTTTTTACTTCTGACATAATATAATATAATTAAATAATTAATAATTAGACGTTAGGCATCATTGCTGCCCCGTCTTGTTCTTCAAAATTTATTGGTAATAAATCATTTTGTCTTTGATCTATCATTTGACTTTGTTGCGTACCTTCTAGTTTAATACGTTTATCTTTGCGATCTTCTATTTCAGCTTCTTTTTCACTAGTAGCTTTCATGTCCATTTGTTTTAACTGCATATCAAACTTATGTTGCAGTTGCATTTGTTGTTGCTTTATTTGAGCAGCAATTTGCATACGCTGTATTTCCATTTGATTATTAGCTTGTTCAAATTGTACTTTAGAACCTGATATAGCTTCTTGTTTTTGAACTTCAGACATTGCAATTTTTTCAGCAGCATCAGCTTGAGCGTTTGCTTGAGCTTGTGATTGCTGCATAGCGTTTTGTTGCTCTTCTCTATCTTTTTTCTTACGCTTAATTTTAAGCATTTGATTAGCTAACTTAAGATTTTTAATTTGTCTTAAATCTATAGCATCTTCTAAATCAATACCACCTTGCTGTAAAGCAACTTGTATGTTTTGCTCTAATTGTTGTTGCTCTTCTTCATCTGGTTCTAGTTCTAAGAATATACCAAAATCATGTAAGTTTAAATTACTTATCTCTGTCAACGTATTAACATTGTAATTAGATATGTTATTTACTAAAGATTCAGCTGTAAGTGGAAACTGTAACGCATCTGCTATTTTTAAAGCTATATTTTCTGCTATCCTTAAAGTTACATATAAGCTAGCTTGCTTTATATGCCTAGTGGCAGTGTTTGAAGCGTTAGCAGCTATTTTTTGTAATCCTACTAACGTTTGTTTGTCTGGTGTACTACCATCTCTAGCTTCGTTAAGTCCGGTTACGTCACGTATCATTTGTAAATAATACTGATAAGTTTGTATTAAACTTTGTATTTTACCTTGACCAGAGCTAGAACTTAATTCTTGAATAGGCACTTTACCTTGATTAAAGTCACCGTCTTGTGTTAACGATCTACCAACAATACTACCAGTTTGGAAGTACATGTTTAGTGCTTCTGCTGGATTATAGTTTGTACCATTACCTAAATCGACCTCTGCTAAACCATCCATATCTAAATAAACACCATCTGGTACCATTTTAGACATTACTTGTTGTAACTTTAAATGTGTTAGCTGAATCATGTCAGCAAAACCTATACATTTACTTACAAGTGATTCTATACGTCCTTTGTATATTCTAGGCGCGCATATAGAATAATTCATTTCTACTTTTGTAGTATCAGCTAAAGGTCTTGACATGTTCTCTGCAAGTTCCCATTTAAGCATTGTATCAGTACCTAAAACTTTAGCGCCACTGTACAGTACTTCAATAGATCTTGATACTCTTTCAAAGCTATCATTTTCGGGTGGATTAAACGAATCATCTTTTTCTAAAGCTTTCATTAACCCTTGATCAGTTTGTTTTATTTTAAATACTTGATTAGAATATGTTTTATAATCAAAATATAAAACCTGAACGGTGTTTTCATCATAACCACCCCAACCAGTAATATAGGATCTGTTGCCTGGAGTTTTTTGTATACGTTCTAATTCTTCCTTGCTAATGCCTGGAAACTCTTTTTTAAGTTCTGGTATTGTTATAGACTTTATCTCACCAACATAATATATATCCTCAAAATTTGGATCTTCTGTGTAAGAATAAACTAANTAAGCAGGATCTACATAATCAACAGTAATTCCTTCGGCAGTATTAAAATTTGTTTTAGCAGCAGCGATACCGCAAACTGTTAAGTCCATATTTAATCTACGTCTAACTAAATCATACTTATTCTGCGCTAATACAGATGATATAGCTTCTTCTTCTGCTATTTCAATTGATTGCTTATAACTAAGCTGCATGTGTAGTTCTAGTTCTTCTGGTGATTCAGGTAGATTAGTAGGATCTATACT